CTGGTCGCCTTGCCCGTTACCGTATCCGCATTCGTGCATCCATTCTTTCATTCGCTCTTTGTCTATTGTTATTCCCGTTACGTAGCTAGGGTTTACGCCTCCTTGTCTAAAAAACATAAATACCCCTTGCGTCATTCCTTGTATAAACTTCGGTAGCTCGTCCTCGTCTATTTTTATATCCCCTCCGTTGCTTCGGTTTACTAGGTATGCTTTTGTTAGTGGTTTTTCGCTCATGGTTTTATATAGCTTAGTATGTGTTTTATAACTTCTTTGTTATATGCGTTACCTATTACTGCTCCTCTTTTCTCTATTCTATTACCCTCTGCTAGATCTGTATAGTTATCTGGTAGGCTCTGTAGTCTTTCTATTTCTTTCCATGTTAGTACGCCTACTCTGCCGTCGTTAAATAATACTTTTACTTTTGTTATGGTTCTGGCTGTTGGTACTGTCGGGTGTTTTCCGTTCTCGCTATATGCTCTGTCTTGCTGGCTGTAGTATCCTTTCCCGCTTGTGTCCCACCTTATTCCGTTTCTAGTTTTTATTGGGTTTTTTATGTCTATGTACTTTCGTTCGGCTTGTGGTTCTATTATGTTTAGTATATTTATTCCTCTATCCTCTGGCTGTTTTATTCCGGGTATGTTTGTCCAGAAATACCTTTTTCTGTTTTGTGCGCTTACTAGTGCTGCGTCTATGGTTATCGGCTCTACCCCCCCTAGTTCTTTGCTTATTTCGTCGCGTGCTTCGTCGCTCATGCTCGCTACGTTTTCTAGTACATAGTATCTGGGCTTTACTTCTTTTAGTATTCTTAGGTACTCGTAGAATAGTCCGCTGCGCTTTCCGGCTAGTCCCTCTCTATTTCCTTTAGCTATGCTTAGGTCTTGGCATGGGCTACCGCCTATAAGTAGGTCTATGTTATTTAGTTGTGTATCATTCTTTCCCCAGTGTTCTAGTCCTACTACACTACCTAGCTGTATTGTTTCTGGGTGGTTCTTTTGCGTTACTGCTATTGCGTACGGATCTATTTCGCTTGCGTAGTATTCTACTGTGTACCCTAGCTCCTTTAGCGCTTGTTGGGCTACGCTTATACCGTCGAATAGGCTTAGTACTTTTATGGTTTTATGTTTCATTTTTTTATTATACTAGTACCTCCTTTCTTTTACTATTTATCTGGCTCTTTTGTTTTTCTCCCCATGCTAGTAGTTTCCCTAGGTCGTTTTCTAGCTGTAGTGGTGTCGTTATCGTAGGGGCGTATGTGGCTGCGTTGCTCTTAGGTAGGTAGTTTACTATGGCGGTTATTTTTTCTAGTCCGTGCTGTTTTAATAGTCGCCCTAGTGCTGCCCTCTGGGTCTTGTTTGCGTATAGTCTACTATAGCTAGGGTTTACTACTTTAAAACTTTCCATTGCTACGTTTACTAGGTCTACTTTTGTAGCGTCCGCTTGCGGCGCAAGTATACTCTTTTTTATTACTCTCTTACTATTACTATCTCTGGTACTCTGTGGTTCACTCGCTCTATCCTCTGTGGTTCGTACGCGTATACTCTGTGGTTCACTCGATTTCTTACGTCTATCCTTTGTGGTTCGTACGATTTTACTACCTTTTTTAAAAGAAATGTTAGTTATTATTCGTAGTCTATTTCTCTTTTCTGGGTCTTTATAAACTCTCTTTATAAAGCCTTGCTTCTCTAGTCTGTTTAGTCCGTTCTGTACGCTCCTTGTTTCTATGTTTAATAGCTCTGCTATTATGTCGTTTCCTGCTTTGCATACCCCGTCTTTTAAATGCTCGAACCAGTATATTACCGCGTATACGTCCCTATCTAGGCTTTGTATTTTTTTATCCTCGAAAAGGGCATAGGGTACTATTAGGAAGTCTGGTTTAAATGGTTTTTTTTCTTTCATGATCATATTATATCATTTGTAACGTGCGAATACTTTTCTATCGCTGTGGACACCTTTTTTAGTCCTCGTATTCTGGTTCGTATCCCTTGCCCTCGTACTCTTTATTTGGTTCTGGTATATCTATCTCTAGCTCCCTTAGCGCCCAGCTTCTTACGCTGTCTGGGTTACCTGCGTCTATTACGTAGTCGTTAAACTCTATAGTAGTCATTTCTTTAAAGCGTAGTATTTTCGGCATTCCATACTGGTTATCGTACTGTTTACATAGTAGCGTCTCTAGGGCGTCGCATGTCTCGTCTATCGTAAAGCCTGTTTTTTCGCTAATAGGTGGTAGTACTACCGCGTATAGGTATCCGTTTTGGTTTCCTAGTTCGTTCCTAGCGGCGTTTCCTGTACTTCTGTTCCTGTAGTGCTTCTTTATAGTTATCGTTACGTACTGCCCTGTTTTAAAGGCATTATCTATATAACTTTGGTAGTAGGATCTACTTTGTAGTACTGGTACTTTTTCCCCTTTTTCGTTTTCTTTAATCTCTGCGTAAAACTTAGGGGTAGTGTTCTTTTTACTCGTTGCCATGGTTTTTATTTAATCTATCTCTTAATGCTATATAATCGACCGCTTTACTTATAGCTCTTAGTTCTGCTTCGGTTGCTCTGTTTAATGCTATACGTACATTTTCCTGCTTATTTAGTTCGCCATTATCTTGGTATGTATTTACTCCGTGGTGTCGCTCGCATAGTGGTATGATCGCCCATTTTTCATTTAACTGTTTACCTCCATATATTAGCGTATGCTCCCATGTTACCCGTCCCCCGCACCCTCCGTCTTTGCGCCTAGCGCATGCTTTGTAGTACGGGTCGGCTTCCATTTCTCTTTTTAGTTTTGGGGGTATAGGTCTCATGTTAAAAAGGTATATCCTCTGGGTTTATATCCTCCGCTGGTGCTACTTCTGTAGCTCCCATGTTGTTTACCTCCTCTTGTCTCTGTTCGTCTTGCTGTGGGCTATTATAGCCCTCTCTAGGCTCGCTTAGGTATACTTGGTAGTCTGGGTGCTTAGCTTCTTTTTTGTATCCGTTAATAAACGCTATAAGATTTACATTTTCCCCGTCTACTTCTATATAGCCGCTTAAAAACTGCCCGCTTTTACCTTGTTTTATCCATAGCCCCCCTATGCTTTGTTTTTTCTCTGCCATGTTAGTTTTTATTTATTGTCTTAATGTGTGGCGGTATAGCGTTTTTATCTTTTAGTACGTAGTACTCGTAAAAGTATTGCGCTACATTCATTGCCATATCTAATACTATTTTTTCTGTTTTTTCGTTTGGGCTGTTAGTTGGGTGGTTGTACTTCCATACTGCCCTTTTCTTTATGCTTAGTAGCGGATCATGATTAGCGTATATTGCTATCGTGTATCCTGCTGTCTGGTGTGGTTCTAGGGTTATTTCGTAGTCTCCTACTTTTGTGCTTAGGTAGTATACCCCTTGTCCTACCTCTTTTCTCTCGAAGTCGTCGATATTTAATGTGTCAATGTGCTGCATGGTTTTTACTTTATCTATAGTTTAATAATGGTTTTTAGTGCTTCGTCTATTTCCTCTAAAAATAGATCTGCTTCTACTTTATAGGCTACTATGTCTTTTACTACGTCTTTTCTATTCATTCTAATAGTAAAGTACTCTATGTCTGGCATACGTGGATCGTAAAATACGAAGTCTAGCGTTTTTAGTTTTTCATTTACTATAAACTGCTGTATACCTTGTGGGTAGTATTCCTTTGGTACTTGCTGCTCCATATACGCCCGTACATGGTTTGCCCCGCTTAGGCATTTAATCTCTATTGCATGATCTAGTACTTTTTTATTTACGTATCCGTCTGGGCTTGCTCCTAAAAACTCATTATCGCTATTCTGTATAAAGCCTATTTCTACTATTTTTTTCTTTTCCCTCTTTTCGTACTCTGCTCTAGCTTCTGGTTCTAGTCGTACTCCGCGCGACATTGCGCTTTCGTCGTCTGGTACTCCTACGCTTAATCTCTGGGCTAGTATCTCGTAAAAGTATGTATCTCTAGTCCTCTTACTTCCCACTATCTTTTTTAGCCCCGTCCCCGTTATCTTTCCCTTTCTTAGTAGTCGCCACTCTGGTGTTTTTTGCTCCACTTGTTTTATTTCCATATTTTTCTTTTAGTTTGTTTGTTAATGCTTTTATTTTATCATTGTTACGTTCGTCCGCGCTTAGGCTTTTGTACGTCTCCTCTAGCTGTTTAACATTCTTACATTCTAAAAGTTTCTTTTCTGCGGTGCTTATATCTAGTGCTGGCGCTTCCTCTTTTACCTCCTTTTCCATTTCCTCGGCTACGTAGTGCTTACTTATTTCCTCTGGGAATGCGCTTCTTAGCGCGTGCATTTCCGCTACCTTAGCTATCATAGTTTTAGGTTTAGTAGCCCATAAGTTTTTACCTGTACTGTATTCTTTAAAAAATACTTTGGCTGTGTAGTCCCCTATAACTCCGTCTACGTTTCGCTTTACTGTTATCTCGCATGATAGGTCTATGTCCCCCATGTCGTCCTCGTACTTGTATACTGGTACGCTCTTACCTGCTAGTCCGCTTCGCATTGCTACTTTACGGCTATAGTCGATACTAGTTAATAAGCTATACCCTTGTTTAAAAGGTACGGCATATACATTCTTTTCTAAAAAGTCTTTAAATGTAAAACCGCGTAGCATACCCTCTATAATCGCCTGCTTTACTTGGGTTTCCCCTAGTCCTTTAAACGTAGTAGCTACTAGCGCTCGCATTACTGCGGGGTCTTTTAGCTGTAGGTTTACCTGCTCGTTTACCTCTGCTACTAATGCTTTTGTTTCTGCCATGGTTTTTATTATATTATGTTTAATGTCTACCTAATGTTTGCTACCTGTGTTTCTACTTTTACTTCTACTCCTGCTAGTACCTCTCCCTCTTTTCCTGTGGCTATAGCTGCTTTTTTAGCCGCTGTTTCGTCCCATTTAAAGTATCCTGCCTTTGCATGCGCTAGTATCTGCGCGTCGGTTAGGTCTTTGATCTCTTTTACTATTGTTACTACGTTTACTTTTCTGTACTGTACTGCTCCCTCCTCTGTTTTGATATTTTTCTCTACTGGCGCTACCTCCTTTAGTTTCCTAGCTGCGGTTGTTTCTTTAATAGTTCCTTTCTCTAGTCTAGCTGTTATTCGTGCCTGCTCTACTGCTTCTTTCTTTAGTTTCTCTGTGTGGTGTGCTGCTAGCTTTGCTTTAATAGTTGCTATAGCTTCCTTGTGGTTTGTCTCTAAAGGTTTAAACAAATCTCGTACGCTCTTTAATGCTGCGTTTAATGGTTTAGTTACTTCCTCTTTTCTCTTTGTAACTTCGTCCCCTATTTTGTTTAGTTCGCTTAGTGCTATTGTAGCCTGCTTCTCGTCCTCGTCTGTTTTTATTACTAGTTCCTGCGCGTATTTATCTGCTTTTGTTATACGTGCTTTTACTGGTGCTAGTTCTTTTGTGTCTATGTTTTTCATGGTTTTTATGTTTGCCTACTATTTGCTCTGTAGGTACTTAATAAGATTTTTACCCTCTATACGTATTGTACGTCCTCTACCCTCTCCTATGATCTGCGCCTTTAGTAACTGCTCTGCTTCTGGTTTTACTTTATCCTCTAGTACTACCCTATTAGCTGTTGGATAACTTTTAATAGGTGGTATTAGTCCTTTTCTTACTAGCTCGGATAGGCTGTATACTTTTGTCGGTTCGATCTTTTCGATTGCTTCTTTTATTAGTGTCATGTTTATTTTACTTATTTCTACTCGACCTTTATATATCTGTTATTATATCAGTTATAATATGTCTGTCGAGCGTTTATTTTCTTTTAACTGTGGATAGCGCTAGCCTTGGCTAGCATTTTCTGTACTACCTGCTTTTTTACGTTGCTACTACTCCATTTTTTACCCTCTAAAATGTGGTCTATTACTTGCTGTTTTTTCCCTAGCATTTCTACTATGTCCTCGTCTACTGTATCTTTTGCTATAAAGTAGTGTATGTTTACTTGCCTTTGCTGTCCTATTCTATGCGCCCTGTCCTCCGCTTGGCTATGTAGTGCTGGCGTCCACTCCATGTCTGCGAAAAGTACTGTACTTGCTGCGGTTAGTGTTAGTCCTACTCCTCCTGCTACTATGTTTGCTACGAATACTTTTACGCTTTCGTCGTTTTGGAATAGATCTACTGCTTTCTGTCGGTACTGCGCGTTATCCTCTCCGCTTAGTTTTACTCCTCTTATTTTTTCTACTTTAAATAGTTCTACTATGTCTCTTAGGGTGTTTCTGTATTGCGTAAAGATTATTACCTTTTCCCCGTTTTCTATAATCTCTTTAGCCGCTTCTACTACGTGCTGTATTTTCCCTTTACTTGCGATCTGTTTTAGTTTCCCTAGTTCTATAACGTGTCGCGCCATGTCTATTTTACCTAGGTCTACTTCGTCCTCTCCTCTTGGCATATTTTTTAAATACTCTATATAGTCGTCCCACGCGCTGTCGTATTTATTCCTAAACTCTTTAGCTATTTCTACTTCTACGTTGTCTATAATCTTTGCTGGTATCTTATCGCCTAGTATGTCTTTGGTTCTACGTAAATAGTTTTTCTTTAGCTGTACCGCTAGATCGTCTAGGTTACTTGCTCCGCTTGTATCTAGGAAAACCATTTTACGCTTTAGGGGTATTCCATTTTCTCCATATATTATATTTCCGTTTTTGTCTTTTAATGTTTTTGTAAACTCTCTTTTAAATGCTGCGCAATACTTCCTTGCGTAGCCGTACCAGTTTGGCTCTCCTTTACTACTAAAAGCTATAGGGTGTTCTATAGCTTGTAGTAGTGTAAATAGCTCCATGGGTCTATTTAATACTGGTGTACCTGTTAATAAAAATACATTCTCTGCCATACCTGCGTATAGTAGTGCCGCCTTAGTCCTCTTTGTACTACTGCTTTTTATATAGTGTGCTTCGTCTAGTACTATAGTCCTGTTTCTAACATGGGGTACTATTTCTTTTTCTATCCTTACTCTGCTGGCTATGTCGTAGTTTGTTATATACCATACGCTCCCTGTACCGCTTCCTCGGTGGTATTCGTATGTGTTTGTAGCGTCTGCTATAAAAATAGTAGCGTCTGTATCTACTGTTATTATTTCGCGCGCCCAGTTTGTCTTTAGGCTGGCTGGGCATAGTATTACCCCTCCGTTTGTTAGATCTCTTGTAGCTACTACCGCCTGTCTAGTTTTACCTAGTCCCATTTCGTCCGCTAGTATTGCTTTGCGCTTTTCTTTTAAAAACTTTATTCCCTCCTTTTGGTGTTGGAATAACGGTACGCTATCCACATTAGTATTATGGTTTTTCATACTCTTATTATATCATATAGAAAGAACCTAGCGCATTTGTGCAAGCCCATTGCTCTACCCGAGCCTAGCCGTACGGCGTCCCCTCTCTATGGGAAGCCTTATGCGCTAGGCTTCTTTTTTTTCTGTTAAGTCCCGTTCGATCTGGTTTATTCTTTTTTCGTTACCTCTAGCTATTGTGTAGGCTATTACTATTTGCATTTCCATTATTGCTAGTATAGCTAGTATTATCATTATATATTTTTCCATATTTTTATATTAGTTTACCTTTAGCGTAGCTTTCTACTTCGTACCATTCTCTAGGGTCGTAGTCGCTTACGTCTGCTCTATAATCTGCCTGTACTTTTTTTCTACGTGCTATAGCGCTCTCTACTTTATCCTTATGGGTTTCGTACATTTCGGATAGGGTTACCTGCTCCTCGCTTCGGTTGGTTAGCTCTCCTCTAAAATAGCTTACGTACTTCGGTACGGTTTCTCCGCGTAGCGCTTTCCAGCCCCATGTAGTTATTAGCCAATAACCGCTACCGCTCCACTCTTTAGGCTGGTGTACTAGTCCTAGGTAGCTCGCTATGGTTACTTGGTGTCGTATACCGTCGCTTGCTGGCATTGTAGGTACATGTACTTTGTTTGCTTCTGTAAAGTTATCTGTTTTAGTTAGGTTGTGTTTTACCTGCTGGGCTATCTTTAATAGTAGTACCGCGGTTAGTGTACTTGCTGTATATCTTTTTACCTCCATATTAGCGCCGCAGTTTGCGCATTTTGTTTTGTCCTTTAGTTCGGGGAAGTTTGCCGCTAGTGTGGCTCGTAGGTGTCCCTCGTCTAGTTTATATATGTCGGCTATAACATGCGCCATAGCTCCTATTTTACCTTTATGGTATTCCTTTTTACTCATGGTTTTATTTTTTAATAAATCTGTTAGTTGCTAGTGCTTTTTTAGTTTTTGATATTTTATAGTTTAATGTATCTGCGTCCCATGGCATAGGGTCTATATCCTCTGTTTTTTTAATGTATATGTATTGCCCTTTCATATCTTTCTCTGATCTAAACATATCATTTTTGACTATTTTCATTGGTCTATATATCTTACCGTCTTTTGTTCCTACTCCTAACATAGATACCCTACCGTCTTTAAAAATAATACTTTCGCCTAGTATTACTCCATTTTCTAATAAATCTATCTCTGTAAAATCTTGCCCTTTATCCTCTAGTACGAATGTACCTATTACCCTTTGGTTTTCCCTATAATCTATGGTTTTTTCCATGGTTTTACTTTATTATTACCTCCTTATAACCTGTTACTTTTGCGGGGCATTCTGTGTCTTTGTCGCATGATATATCATATCGGTTATCGTATTTCGGTGCGAGCCTATCTACGCATTCGTAGTCTTTTCCGTCTATCTCTACCATAGTTCCTAGTGGTATTGCTCTAGGGCATGCTACGGCGTCTGTACGTCCGCATATGTTAGTACCGTTCGCTGCTATACATGGCGTATCGTCTGTCTGCTCTGGTACTGTGTTGTATCCTGTTACGTGCGCGTAGGCTACTGTTTTAGTTAGTCCTAGCTCGTAGCCCTCCTCGCCCTCGCATGTTACTACTTCTAGTCCGCATGGATCGGGTATAATGTACTGCGGTTTCTGGTAGGTTACTGTGTAGGGTGTAAATACTAGCCCTCCTACTATAATAAGTGCTACGGCTACTAGTATTAGGATCTTTGCTATTTTTACTTTCTGCTCCTCCTGCTCCTTTCTATACTTACTCTTTTTTAAGTACTCTGGTATTTCTATTTCCATATTATTTTAATGTTACTTTTAAACTATTATTACCTGCTAGTACGGTTGGTTTATTTGCTCCGTTCTTTCTATCTAGTATCCTATAGTCTTGTTTTTTAGCCCCCTCTTTTATTGCCTTTGTTAGTATTCCTATTGCTTCCTCTGCTGTTTTTGTGTGCGCTATTGGTCTCCAGCTTAGGGTGTGTTCTTTAAATATCTGTACTTCGTATCGTGCGCTTTTGTGGTGTAGCTTACTCATTTTCTGGTTCGTCGTTATCTAGCTGGCATTCGCATTTAAACGTATGCTCTCCGTATCCGTGGTAGTCTGCTGGGTTGTGGTAGCTTTCTGTTATCTCTCCCTCTCCTCCGCATAGTTCGCATACCTCCTCTTTTTCTAGTTCTTTTGTCATGGTTTTTTATATTATGTTTAATGTTGTAGCCGTCCTCTCTACTACTCTGTTATTATATCAGTTATTATAGCATATTGCCAGCCTTTTTTATTATCTTGTGGACAACGAAAAAAAGCGCATTGCTGCGCCCTTTTTCTAGCCGTATTTGGATTACCATAAACCGCTTACGGTTGCATTTATAGTACTACTTTTTTAACTTCTGTACAAAGTCATTTGCGTAGTTACTTCCTCGTCCTATTACTATTCCGCTTACTATATTACCTATTACGGGTACGATACTTACCATACCTACGCCTGCTAATAGATCTACGTTATAGGCTATTGCTAGTCCTATTCCTATTGCTAGCGCTACGTACTTTAGTACTGGCTGGCTTACTTCTTTTTTTGCGAAAAGATATTCTACTAGTCCCTCTGTGAAAAAGGCTAGTATAAATACTCCTGTTATTGTCTGTAGTTCCATGTCTTTTATATTAGTTTTTTAATGTCCTATAGGCGGGTACGGGGGTGTATCGACCTCCGCCCCCATATCCGCCTACTGGCGCTCTACTTACTGTATAACCTGTTTAGCTCTCTCTTTGTCTTTACTCCTACTAATCGACCTTGTAGCCCGTCTGTAGGTACTCCGTGTTTCTCTTGCCATGCTAGTACTGCCTTTCGGGTTATCTCGTAGTAGTTTCCTGTACTGTCTACGTTTGCTGGGAATAGTCCCTCGTATTTTAGTATGTTCTGTAGCGCTATTACGTCTACGTCTCCTGTCATTCCGTACTCTAGGTTTCGCGTGAAACTATATTTTGGTTTGGCTGGATCTATTCCCATTTCCTCGTAGGTTTTAAATGCTATTGGGTAGGCTATAAAGTAGTTACGTTTTTCGAACCATTCTTTTGTTATCCACCTTACGCCTAGTCCGTTTATTCCTCGGCTTCCCCAGCTATCCTCTATAGTAAAGCCTATTTGTCCTTTATATATTCCTATGTTACCTGTAGCGGTTACGCTGTGTCGTACGGTTGCGTCGTATAGGTTTCCGTCGTGTAGTATTTTAGGTACGTCTACGCTCCATTCGTCGTACTCTCCCCATATCCATACCATTAGTGGCTTACCTGTCGCTACCATTGTACTTACTGCTCTCTCGAAGTTTCCTGCTGGTAGTATTACGTAGTTTTCTAGTCTACTTATTTCCGCTATGTCCCTTTCGTAGTCTGTTACGTTTTGTAGGTCTATCTGTGCGTCGGTTAGCTTTTGGCTCGGTACTAGGTGTTCTAGTGTTACTCCGTCGTTCCTCCATATGTCTAGGGCGTCTGTACCTATCATACCTGCCTGCGGTTTATTTATTCGCTTCTGGTATACGGGTGTCGCGCTGTATTCTACGTATTCCCCTGTTTTTTGCTCGCGTAAAATACCCGCCATTTTTGCTATGGTCTGGGCTACGCATGTACCGCTACCGTTCTGGTCTCTTACTGGGTATACTTTCCACCTCTCTGGGCTTGTTTCGCTAAAACTTACTGCTAGGGCGTTTGCTACTATTTCCTCGTGCCTGTAGTTCATTAGCTCGTCTTCTTTTGTAGCATTTGGTACTAGCGCTCCTGTACCTTTTCTGTCGCCTTTTATTAGTTTTTCTAGATCTATTATCATGGTTTTATCTTGTTAGTATGCTTATAATGTATTGCATTACTCCTATTGCCATTATTCCCGCGCTTCCCCATGTCTTTACTTGGGTTTTAAATACCTCTAGCCCTAGTTCTGCTAGTGTTATTCGCTTCTCTAGGTCTTTGTGTACTTGGTTGTTACTCTTTCTTATTTCCTCTATCTCGGTTCGCTTTATATAGTTTTCCTGTAGTACGGTTAGGGTAGCGGTTATTTTTTGCATACCGTCCTTTAAAAACTCCATGTCCTTTTTTAGTTCGGCTAGGGTTACGTCTTGGTTTTTGTCTACGTTATCATTCATGGTTTTACTTGCTTATATTTGGTATACCTGCCCCATATGTAGCTTGTCTACCCGCTCCTCTTAATGCGTTTACTAGTTCTGGGCTTACGTTTCGTAGTCCCTGTGTTACTTGTCCGTATAATGCGCTTCCTTGTCCTACTAGCCTTGGGCTACTTAGTAGTCCTGCGCCTACTCCTGCTCCTATTCCTCCTATAACTCCTCCTCCTAGCGTACCTGCCGCCGCTGCTCCTCCTATTCCTGTACCTATTCCTATTAGTCCTTTTAGTCCCGCTGGTGGCATTTTGCTTACGAAGTACATACCTACTAGGTCGTCCATTATTTCCTTACCTCCTACTCGCTGTAGTTCTTTTACTAGTTCTGTAGCTAGTGGCTGGTTATCTCCTAGGCTTCGTCGTAGTGCGTTTATTACTCGCTTTACGTTATCCTGCGCTACGATTTCTCCCCCCTCTCCTATCTGTACTCCTCTAGCCCTAGCGTTTACCCCTAGTTCTTTCTTTAGTATTCCTAGTAGCTGGCTGTCTGCTTCGTATCGGCTTAGTACCTTATCGAAACCTTTTACGTTCTTTACCATTTCGTCGCGTAGTCCGTTACTCATGTCTGTAATAAGTGCGTTAAACTCGTTACTTGCTGTAGGTCGGTATTTGTTATCTACGAAACGCTTTACTTTCCACCAGCCCTCTGGTGTTAGGTTCTTTTGGTTTTTCATTCGGTCTAATACTGTCTGTATGTCCTTTAGTTCCCGTGGATCGCTTATAATACTTTCTGGGTTTATTTTCCCGCTTTTTGTTATTACGTCGAACCTGTTTAGGCTACCTTTTAGCCTTTCGTTAAATGGCGTAGGATCTATTACCTGCCCTTTCATTTGTCCGCTTAGTTTTGATAGCCCTTTTTGGAAAGCTGTGTTTCTTTTCTGTTCTATATTACTTGCCGCTTGGTTTGCCTTGCTTGCTACTTTAAATACGGTCTTGTCGTCTGTGGCTGCTCTCTGTATACCTGCTCGTACGCCTTTAGGGTTTGCTATAGCATAGTCTATAGCTTTCTCTGGTGTCTGGCTTAGTGCCTGCGCTAGGTGTCGTACCCCCGCTTTAGCTCCTCGTATTATTTGTCTACCTCCCTCTAGTGCTACTGGTATAGCTCCTCCTATTATTAGTCCTGTGGCTGCGCTTCTTAGTATACCGTCTACGTCTTTATCCTGTTCTGCTCCTCCTGCCGCTCCCATAACTGCCCCTACTCCCGCGCTTTTGGCTACGTTTAGTCCTAGGCTACCTAGGTACGCCCTCGTTCCCGCTCCTCTTACTATAGGGTTTGCTATGGCTGGTACTACGCTTTTTACTCCCTGTCCCGCTACTGCTCCTAGTCCTGTAGTTACGCTTTTACCTTGTACGCCTGCTCCTGCTAGCGCTATGTTTCCTAGTGTTAGTGCTGCGCTTCCTAGGAACTCTTTGTTACTTAGTCCTCCTGTGGCTGTGTCTTTATATGTAGCTGCTAGATCCTGTAGCGCTTGGTTATTATCTTTCATTAGTTGCATATACTTTTGCGCTTTGGCTGTGTCGCCCTCGTCTCGCGCTCGTTTATATGCTGTTAAAAGCTGGTTACCTGTAGCCTGTAGTCGTTGCTGTGCTCCCTCTATAGGCTTATTACCTCCTGTTATGTTATTTAGTGTTACTCCTATACCCTCTCCGAACTTACTTATACCTAAAAAGTCCCCTGCTTTTTGTAGCACGTTCTTTTTAGTCTCTTGCCTTTGCTCGTTCTTTGTTATAACGGCTTCTTGTTGCTGGCTTGGGTATCCCTCTAGCTTGTACCCCTTTGCCCGTAGGCTGGCTACTATACCCTCTGGGCTAGTACCTTGTGGGGCGCTAGATATTATTTGTTTTATTTGCTCTTTTGTTAATGTTTTTGGCATAGTATTTTTTTTAATATCCTAGGCTTGCTACATAATCGGCGTCCGCTTTGGTATAGTCCTCTCCTCCTTGGTTCGTTGCTTCCTCTACGTCTATACCTACGCTCTTTAGTAGATCGTTTGTAGTATTTCGCATTTGCTTTAGATCTGTTGCGAAGTTACTTACGTCTACTCCTCCCTTAGCCTGTACTAATAGTTTGTTTTCTAGCGCTCGGTAAACTGATTTAGCTGTAATAGCTAGTAGGGCTTCTCGTACCTCCTTTGTACTTGTTAGGTTAGGTAGTGTTTTCTGGTATAGGGCTACGTCTTGGTCTGTTAGTACTCCTACTTCCCCGTATACTCCTCTCGCTAGGTTAGGTACTAGGGCGGTTAGCTGTGCCTTTATCTGCTGTGCTTTAGTATCGTATGGGTTTGCGCTTCTGATTATTCCCATTATCGGACCTGTTAGCTCTCCGTTTGCTGTTTTAAATAGTCCGTCTCCCCCTCCGTTATCTTTGTATACTTCGAATGCTTTATTTAGGTCGGTTAGTTGGTATAGGGTATTTAGTGTTTTTTCGTAACTCTGTCTAAACGCGTCGGTAGTTTGTTTACCTCCCCCGCTGGCTGTTACTATGTCCGCTGCGTCCCCTCCTGCCGCTATAACGTCGTTTATAGTTTGTCCTACTGATCCGCTACTGCTCTTGCCTGCTAGTTTTTCTGCTATATCTCGGCTAGCTTGTGTACTCTCCCTATCTAGTATTCCCTGTAGGTAGTCTGGTATGTTTCGTAGTCCTGCTGTTAGGCTATCCTGTTCTTGTCCTGCCTGTACTCGCTCTGCTTCTGTTAGTAGGTAGTTTAGTTTATCTACTGTTAGCTGTCGGTTTTCTGTAGTATCGTCTTTATAAAAGCCTATCTGCTTTTCTATTTCGCTTACCCCGCTATCGTATAGATCTAGGTACTGCTGTTTAGCTTCTAGATCATTGTTAATATCTGCGTACGCTAGCTCCTGTAGGTTCTTTAGTCGCCCTTGTCGTGTACCTTGGCTTAGCCATGGGTTACTGTTTATTTCCCCCGTTGCTTTTACTAGGTCGTCTCGCTTCTTATTTATTGTCTCGTCTAGTTTTGCTACTTTTGTTTTAATATCTCCTAGTCCTGATGTGTCGTATAGATCTTTATAAAACTGTAAAGATGTTTTTTCTGGTTTTTCGAACGCTTGATCTACTAGGTTTGGTATACCTAGGTCGTTTCTTATTTTATCTGTTTCTGTACTTGTAGCCGCGCTGTTTCCTTGTATTAGCCCTAAAAATGCGTCGGTACTTAGTCCCGCTTTTCCTGCTAGGGTTGCTAGGTTTCCTAGTTCGTCTGGCGATAACCTGCTAGCTGGTGTCTCCCCTGCTCCTTGTGGCGCGTTTCCTGCTCCATTAGGTACGTTTACTCCTAGGTTAGCTCCTTGTCCGTTTGCGGGTACTGTAGCTCCTTGTACTGCTCCTCCTGCTGGCGCTCCTCCTATAGTTAGTTTCTGTCCTACCTGTATTTTATTTATATCTGCTATTCCGTTTGCGTTTGCTATAGCCTGTGGTGTAGTTCCGTAAAGTGCCGCTATTGCTCCTAGTGTATCTCCTCCTTGTACGGTATAACTCCCTCCGCTTTGTGGCGTGGTAGTCTGCTGGTTACTTGGTGTGTAGTTAGGGTTTAGTGGTGTAGGTGTAGCTGGTGCTGGTGTTTGGTTAGGGTTGTAGTTTGGGTTATATACTAGCGGTACTGCTGATCCTGTAGTGGTAGGTTTTGGTGGTGTATAAAAACTATTTGGGTCGAATGCTGTTTTAAACTGGTTACTTAGATCTTTAAAAGGTGCGAAAAGTTCGTTTAGGCTACTTGCCTTTTTAGTCGCTTCCTCCCGTGCCTGCATATCTGTAACATACCTAGTACTTTTAGGATCTAGTGGGCTATAGTTTGGGTTTTTTACGTATGTATTATCCATATTAGTAGTCTAGGTTAAAGCTACCGCGCCGTGTGGTTCGGTTGCCTGCGCTTTGGTTCATAAAGTCGGTATGCTGCCATATCTCGGCGTCCTCTGTTTTCTTTTGTGCCTGTCGTAGTCTCTGCTCTCCCCATGCTGCATTTAATAATGCTATAGCTTCGGCTTGTCTGTCTTTTCCTTGCTTTGTGTAGCTACCTCGCATTTTTATTAGCGCTAGTCCTGTGGCGTATCCTAGTATCGCTTCGTCTACCTGCGCGTCGTCTGTAAATGGGTGTTCGTCTGCGTCGTCTGTAAAAGCGTCGGGTTTTGCATGTCCCCATACTGTTACTACTGGGCTACCTGTAATAATAGGGTAGATAAAATACTGGCGCTTGTGATCCGTCCATATTTTTTTACTATTATTGTTGCTTTCTTTGTGGTTTAGGTATTCCTCGAATGTAATACCTTTGTAGCGCTCGTCGCTTGCGATAGATCCCGTACCTACTGCTAATCTGTATATACTGTCTGTATAAAAGTTTTCTGGGTAGTCGAAGTATTCGTCTGTTTCGTCTCCCGCTAGTATAGGTGTAAACTTGTAGGCTTTTTGTGTTTGCTCCCATGGTTTATATTTACTTGCGAAGTCTACCGCTCGCTGTATAAAGCGGTTTAGTAAAGCCGTAGTATGGAATGTATCCGTACTTGTTTTACTTAGTTCGTCTAGTATAGCTTGTCTTAGTTCTCCTCTGTTCATATTATTATATATTATATCTTTTATTCTATGTGTTGGAAAGTGTGTATAGCTATGTGCTTAGCGCTACATATAGCCAGTCGTTTAGCTCTCTACTATAAATATATAGCCGTCTTACGGTTGGGCTACTTAGGCTGTCTGTGTATATAACTACGCTGTCTGCGAACTTTTTTGGTGCTGCGGTAGGTACGCTGGTATAGGTCTTTAAAAAGTCCTGTAGGTTAAATATACTATTCTTATTAGGTATAGCTTCCTGTTTATTTTTTATCCCTCCCCCCTCTATATCCATTCTGGGGTTTGGTATATTTGGCTGTTGGTTATTATCTTGCATAGTATTGTTATTCTATGTTTTCTCCGAATATCCTTATTTCTCTAAAGCCCATAGCGCCCGCGCTTGGGGTTATCGTTAGCTGTACTCCTCTTAGGAATGCGTCCATGTATAACGGGCTAAACTGGCTTTCTATACTTGCGTATTCTACATTAGCGCTGTATACGCTATTCCCCGCTGCGTCTAGTAGTTCTACGTCGAAATCATACGTAGCATTATCTGGCGTTTCTGTATGGTCTATTTCTATTCGTCGTATTGCTACGTGTTTTCCTGTTAGGTATTGGTTACTGTAAAACTTTCCTACTACTCCTGTGGTATTTATTTTTGCTTCTACTAGTTTCTGCGTCGCGTTTGGGTCTATAAACCCTACTAGTACTGTGCCTGAACCTTTGTAGCCTAGTGCATACATAGAGTTACCCGAGCTTGTGTCGGCTTGGTACATTCTCCACCATACGTTACCTTTACCTAGGTCGCCGTATGCTAGTACTTCTTTACCGTCGCGTATTAGTAGTATGTCCTCTGCATTTGATATTTGCTGGCTATATGTAGTATTCTGTGATCCGTTCAAATCTCTTAGGTGTGTTATTCCGTCCCCGTTAAAATAACCTATCTTGTTTCCGTATGTTGTGTATATTACCCCTCCTACGTTTCGTGTCCCCTCTACCTGTGCTTCTATTTTTATTTCTCGTATAAACTCTAGGTTTACTGTATCTATTACGTATATAAAACCTCCGCCCCCTAGTGTGTGGCTGTAGTTTGCTGTTTCCCCGCAGAATGCTAATAGGTTCTGTCCGTTAGGGTGCTTTCGTAGGCTTATTATGTTTACTCCTGTTGGTAGGCTCATTGCCGCGCTTACGCTAGTAGTACCGTCCCATGTATGTATCTCGTTCTTGTCCCCTATATACATAGTGTCCTCTACTACTTCTAGCGGGTGTCTGTATCCGTTTTGCGGTGCTGCGTGTCCTCTTGTAGTAGTCCACCATACGTTATCTATTGTAGTTAGGTCGCCCCCTGTTAGTCGTATTACTTGCTGTGTGGCTGTGGCGAATACTTCTCCGTTAAACTTTATTAGGTCTGTAGTTCCTAGGGTGTATGTATTAGTAGCGTCTGTCTGTCGCTTGGTTAGTGTAGTTCCGTCTAGGGTATAGTACTTTCCGTCCTCGTCTACTATATAGTTATCATTTCCTAAAAAGTCTGGGTCGTTTATTATGGCTAGCGGTCTGCCCTCTAGGTTTGTACTTCTATCTGTAGCTGCGTCGCCGAAATATAGCGTACCTTTTTCCGCGTATACGTTTACTCCGTAACTTTCTGGGCTAAACCCTCTATCTGGGTTGCGCTCGTTAGGGCTTTCCCCTAGCGTAAAGTTTTTGTTATTTATTATTATTATAGGTGTTTCTTGCATGTTATTTAGGGTCTATATATTTTTTATAGTACGTTACTGCCTTGGCTGTATATTTATTGTTGTATAGCATGTTTATACCGTTTAGTAGTCCCCTTAGTCGTTCTGTTAGGCTTATCCTTTCTACTAGCGCTACTGCTAGTGTAGCCGCTTTAGTAAATACCTCCGTTAGGGTTACGGTTTCTGTTAGGCTTTTGTATGCCGTTCGTAGTT